ATTAAAAAAATTAAAAATTTAATTTGTAAATTATTTGGTATTAAAGAATGTAAATGTAAAGAGGAGTCTAACTAATGTCAGGGCTAAGCGCATCAGGATTAAAAACACAAATAAGAAGTTACACTGAAACAGATTCTAACGTTTTAACAGACGCTGTTTTAGAAAACATATTATTAAACGCTCAATATAGAATAATGAGAGATGTTCCTATTGATGCAGATAGAAAACAACAATCTGTAAATTTAGTTCCAGGGCAAGAAACTATTAATGCTCCTGCGGGTTGTTTATTTATAAGAGCAATTCAAGTTTATGATTCTAATTCTGTTTTAACAGGACCAAATGTTTTTTTAGAAAAAAAAGACATGAGTTATTTACAAGAATATCAAGACGTAACAGGAACAGCAGCAGCTCAGGGAAAGCCTAAATATTATGCTATGTTTGGAGGTGCAACTGGAAATACGGATACGACATCAGGTAGAATATTTTTAGCCCCTACACCTAATACTAATTATTTAGCTAGAATACATTTTAACAAAATGCCTGGTCTTTTAGAGGGTGATAACACTAATTATCTTAGTCTTAATTTTCCAAATGGTCTTTTATATTGCTGTTTATCTGAAGCATATGGTTTTTTAAAAGGCCCGATAGACATGTTGACTTTGTATGAAAATAAATATAAACAAGAGGTACAGAAGTTTGCTAACGAGCAAGTTGGTAGAAGACGAAGAGATGACTACACAGATGGCGCTGTTCGTATACCAGTAAACTCAGCAAACCCGTAGGAGAATAAATTATGGCAAATGCATCAGCAATATGTTCTAGTTTTAAACAAGAACTTTTACAAGGTAAACACAGTTTTGAGTCTTCAGGTGGACATACTTTTAAAATAGCACTATATGATAGTGACAAAAATTTAGGAGCATCAACTACAGATTATAATACATCAGAAGAGATTTCAAACACGTCTGGATCTGCATATCAACCAGGTGGAGCAACTCTTACAAACTCTGGCGTATCATTAACTAGTACTACAGCTTTCACAGACTTTTCAGATGTAACTTACTCATCTGCTTCTTTCACTGCAAACGGTGCTTTAATTTATAATACAACAACAGATGGTGGATCAGGAACTACTGACGCTGTTTGTACAATTGCATTTGGTGGTGACAAGACAGCTAGTAACGGAACTTTTAAAATTGAGTTTCCAACAGCAGATTCAAGCAGCGCAATAATTAGATTAGCATAGGAGGCCGACCATGTCGGTATCTTCAGGATGGGGCAGGTTTACCTGGGGCCAAGCTAATTGGAATAGAGATCAAAAGTTTGGAGCAGGTTGGGGAGCCAAGACTTGGAACGAACAATCTTGGGGCGATCTTAACGATGTAACTGTTTCACTGACAGGTCAAGAAATAACTTCCAGCATGGGTATAGAGGGCTGGGGTAATAATACTTATGGTCAAGGTGCATGGGGCGAGTTTGCAGTTACAATTGGTTTAAGTCCAAACTTTGACATCAGTGGTGTAGAGTTTTCATCTAACGTAGGTTCTTTATTAGGAATAGGTTCTGCAGTTGTAGAACCATCAGGTATTTCTGCATCATTTAGTGTTGGATCATTAGCAGTAGAATCAGATGCTAATGTTTCAATGTCTGGTGTTTCAGCTTCGTTTGCATTAGGTGCTGTAACAGTTGCTGATATGGCTGTTGGTCTAACTGGTCAAGAAGCAACTTTAAGTCAAGGAACTGCAATTGCACCAAATGATACTGTTCAACCATCAGGCTTATCAATAACTTCAGCTCAAGGAACTGCGGTTGGGTCTTCTAGTAACCAAGTTGATGTTACAGGACTTCCAATGTCTGCATCTATTGGAACAGCAGTTGCACCAAACAATACAGCAGTAATATCAGGTTTATCAGCTACATTTAATTTAGGTACAATTATAGGTTTAGGTGGAGCTGTAGCTAATTTAACAGGTCTATCTACAACAGCTAGTGTAGGGGCTTTAGATCCTAATGATATGACTCTTGGATTATCGGGTCAATCTTTTAGTGCTAGCATTGGTTCTGTTTCTGTAGTTGATATGCAGGTTGGATTAATTGGTCAATCAGCATCATTTAGTATTGGATCTGTAAATATTTTTGCATATGGAGATATTGACACTGGACAAAATAACAGTTATTCTAATGTACCAACAGGTTCTAATGGAACTTATTCAGATGTTGCAACAGGAACAAATAACAGCTATAATGATGTAGCAGCTTAGGAGAATTTTTTATGGCATCAACATTTACCCCTTTAGGGATAGAACTTCAACAAACCGGTGAAAACGCTGGAACTTGGGGTTCGAAAACAAATACAAACTTACAACTTATTGAACAAATAGCAGGTGGTTTTACTACACAAGCATTAACTAGTGGTGGAACAGTTGCTTTAGGTATTACTGATAATGGAACTGGTGATGTAGCTGGCCATAGAATGATTGACTTTACTGGATCTTTATCTGGGAATGCAGTCGTTACAATACCTACAGATGTTCAAACTTTTTATATTTTAAGAAATTCTAGTTCTGGAGCTTACACAGTTCAGTTTAAATATGCGTCAGGTTCAGGATCTTCATTTACTTTTTCAGCAACAAACAAAGGTACAGCAATAGTATTTGCAGCAGCAAACGATAGTACAAATCCAGATATTATACAAATTCAAACTGGTGGAGATGTTGTAGATGATACATCACCTCAACTAGGTGGTAACTTAGATACTAATTCTTTTATGATCGACTTCGACGATGCTCATGGTATCAGAGATGAAAATGCAAATGAACAATTAATTTTTGAAACAACATCATCAGCAGTAAACCATGTAGATGTAACAAATGCTGCAACAGGAAATAGTCCACAAATAGGAGCCGTTGGTGATGATACTAATATTAGCTTAAAATTAAGACCAAAAGCAACTGGTAATATTGAGGTTATGGGTGCAACAAATCCAGGTTCAATTCAGCTTAATTGTGAGGCTAACTCCCACGGGATTAAACTTACTGGACCTGCACACAGCGCAGGGCAGAGCTATGAGCTAAAATTTCCCACTGGAAATGTAACAGCAGACAGATTTTTAAAAGTAGCTTCAGTATCAGGTTCAGGCACAACAGGTGTTGGACAACTATCTTTTGCTGAAGTATCAGGTGGTACTTCATGGCAAGCAGTTAAGACTTCTACATTTACAGCAGTAGCTGGTGAAGGTTATTTTATAGATACAAGTTCTGGAGCAATAGAGATGGATTTACCTGCAGGCAGTATTGGAGCTGAAGTTTCTTTTATAGACTATGCAGGAACATTTGATACTAACGCATTAACAATTGATCAAAACGGAACAGAAAAAATTGCAGGGTCAACAGATCCTTTAACAGTATCAACAGAAAGAGCAGCGAATACTTTAGTTTATGTAGATAGCACACAAGGTTGGCTCTTAAAGAATAATTAAGGAGATACATGGCTGCTTATAAAGATCTAATAGGGCAGAAGATTACCAAAGTAACTTCTAACCCTGGTGAACCAAAAACAGGTCAGATGTGGTATAACTCCACTGATGGTAAGCTTAGAGGTTTAGGTATTTTATCAGCATGGTCAAGTGGTTCATCTTTAGGAAGAAGTGCTGGTGAATTTTCTGGAGGAGCTGGAACACAGACAGCATCCATGGTTGCTGGTGGAGTTTATCCACAAGTTAGTACAACAAATGAATATAATGGTAGTGGTTGGTCAACGAGTGGTAATATGAACACTGCTGGTTTTTACAGAGGATTAGGTGGAACACAAACAGCGGGGTTTTGTTTTGGTAATCAAGTAGCCTCTCCAGACATACCTACAGGTGTTTCAGAAACATATGATGGAAGCAGTTGGACTTCAATTTCAACCCTTCCTCAAGTATCTTCGCAAAATGCATCTTTTGGATCAACAACTGCAGGAGTTTGTTCATCAGGAAGAACTAATCAATATGATGCTGCTACAACAACTACCAACGAATGGGATGGTTCATCTTGGACAGCAGGAGGAGCTTATCCACAAGATACAAGATTAATGGCAGTTACAGGA